ATAACACTTCTTTACTTAGCAGTTTTAACTACTCACTATGTGTTTTAACATTCGCGTTATCGGCAGACTCCCTAACTTGGGTAAGCCTATTACCTCGAGATTTTTGAACAATCCAATCTACGATGAGATTGTCAAGCACGCTCTCAAACGTTTCCTCAATGACGATGAGTACCGCAAGGTCATTCATGGTTACAGACGATCACCTTGGTCGGAAAACGCTTTCGATACTGATATTCAGAAACTTAACTCTGAAGAACATCATGTCATTAAAGATGAACATTATGAAAAAGGAATCGAATTCACTAAGAAACTTTTCAACCCAGAGCACAAGCTCCGCCCCGTCCACTTCGCTGACCTCAGGCACTACCCCTGGCAGCTATCGACCTCTATTGGCGCACCTTACGCTACATCTCCACACTGGATACAATACGTCAAGGAGAAATACAATTTCTTCAAACATGGCACTCCATTCTCAAAAGAAGAGTACCAACGTATGTTCGACCTCTCCTACATGGAAAGAAATCTCTTTTTCGAAGCTCACGAGACTACTCTTGAACCCGAAATGATCGACGCTAGAATGACAAAACGCAACTTATACAATGAAATGTTCTTCATCAACCGAACGAACATTCACTTTATCAAAAATGGTAAAACGACCAACTCAAAAGGACACGACTTCCGCTACTGGCATACTGCCTTTGCAAGACAATATCTTGTGAAAATGGAAGAAGAAGACAAAGTTCGACTAGTCTTCGGCGCTCCTTCGACATTGCTCAAAGCTGAGCTAATGTTTCTCTGGCCGTACCAAGCACAACTACTGAAACGTGGTGAAAATTCTCCAATGCTTTGGGGTTACGAAACCCTTCAAGGCGGATGGTCCAAGCTATACGCATGGGCATATCGCGAGATTCCCCGCTTCCAATCAGTTCTGACCCTCGACTGGTCCGGATTCGATCGACGTGCAAGGCACACTATCATTTCTGACATTCACAAGCGCATCTTTCGCGAAGCTTTTGACTTCGAGAACGGATATTGGCCCACTCACCGAGTTCCAAATAGCTCTACTGACCCTCAACGATTAGAAAATCTATTTAACTGGATGACTGACGCTATCCTGTCAACTCCCCTGATGTTACCAAATGGTGATCTTCTCCAATTTCAACATTCCGGTATTTATTCTGGATATTTTCAGACTCAGATTCTTGACTCTATGTACAACTGTGTAATGATTTCAACTATTATGTCTAAACTTGGCTTTGACCTCGATTCCCTTCGACTCAAAATTCAAGGCGATGACTCCATCGTCATAATGAATGAGCTCTATCTTGCTCTTGAAACTTCATTTCTCCCACTTTTTACTCACTACGCTAATGAAT